CCATTCATGAAAGTAGTGGACGCTGAGATGTTAGCTTTTTCTCAGGGTGTCACGAGGAGAGGAAGTTATGCAGCATACTTGGACATATCACATCCAGAAGTTGAAGAATTTTTGGACGTACGTAAACCTACAGGTGGCGACGTCAACAGAAAATCTGTCAATTTACATCACGGTATTCTTATTGGTGATGATTTCATGGAGCTTATAGAAGGAGCTACTAGAGAGGAAGGATTTGACGATTCATGGGATTTAATAGATCCTCACACTAATCAAGTAACAAAAACAGTTTCTGCAAAAACTTTATGGGTTAAATTAATTCAGAATAGAGTAGAGACTGGTGAACCGTATATTATGTTTAAAGATACAGTTCAAAGTGCTTTACCTAAGTTTCAAAAAGAGGCAGGATTAAAAGTTAATCACTCAAATTTATGTTCAGAAATTACATTAGCAACAGACGATGACAGAACAGCAGTATGTTGTCTATCTAGTGTGAACTTAGAAGAGTATGATGAGTGGAAACACGATGATAACTTTATACCTGATTTAATACGCATGCTAGATAATGTGATTAGTCACTTTATTGAAAATGCTCCGATGCACTTAGCTAAAGCGGTATATAGTGCTTCTAGAGAAAGGAGTCTTGGACTTGGTGCGATGGGATTTCACGCATACCTACAACGTCATAATATTCCTTTTGAAAGTGCATCGGCAAAAGGTGCGAACATGAAGATGTTTCAGCACATAAAATGGAGGGCAGTTAATGCAACTAAGCAACTGGCTGAGGAACGGGGCGAGTGCCCTGATGGAATGGGTTACGGTATTCGCAACGCTCATCTTTTGGCTGTGGCTCCTAATGCTAGTAGCTCTATTATTTGTGGCAATACTTCTCCCAGCATTGAGCCTTACAGGGCTAATGCATTTACACAGAAAACTAAAAGTGGATCAAGTTTACTCAAGAATGAGTACCTAGAGCATGTTCTTCAAGAACTAGATCAAGACACAGATGAAGTATGGAAGAGTATTATTACTAATAATGGCTCGGTACAGCATCTTGACTTTTTAGATGAGTGGACAAAAGATGTATTTAAAACTGCTGTAGAAATAGACCAGAAATGGATTATTGATATGGCTGCTGATAGACAGATGGATATTTGTCAGAGTCAGTCTTTAAATATATTTTTTCCAGCAAACGTTTCTAAGCAAGAACTTCATGCGATACATATGATGGCATGGAAAAGAAAAGTAAAAACTCTATACTATCTCCGTAGTGAAGCTATCAAGAGAGCAGAAACAGTTTCTGATGAAGCTTTAAGACAGTATATATTTGATAGTTTAGATGACGAAGGCTGTGTAGCCTGTGAAGGGTAAAGTTTGGACAGTTTGGAAATATACAATAGGCAGTTTTAGTGATGAAAAAACAGCAGAATACGATAATATAGTTGCAATACTACGAACAATGATTGTAATTGTTAATGTTGTGTGTGCTTTTTTCATTATGACGAACATAGTACATAATTGGTGAGATATGAGTTTATTAGAAGAAAGAGATTATTACAAACCGTTTAATTACCCTTGGGCATTTGAACACTATAAGACCCAGCAGCATATGCACTGGCTACCAGATGAGGTTAATCTTGCAGATGATCTAAAAGATTATCGTGAGAAATTAACCCCTGGAAATAGAAAGTTAATGACGCAAATATTTAGGTTTTTCACTCAAGCAGATGTAGATGTCTGTTGTGGGTATGCAAAACATTATTTGCCAACCTTTAAGCAACCTGAAGTACGAATGATGTTGTCTGCTTTTGCAGCAATGGAAGCTGTACACCAAGAAGCTTATTCACTTCTTCTCGAAACTTTAGGGTTTGGGGATGAAGAGTACCAGAAGTTCTTTGAGCATGAGGAAATGCTAGCAAAGCACGAACATCTCAATAACTTTGGTATGGACACTCCGATGGATATTGCCAAAACTATGGCTATCTATTCGGGTTTTACTGAGGGAGTACAATTATTTAGTAGTTTTGCTATATTATTGAACTTCCCTCGTCACAATTTAATGAAAGGAATGGGACAGATAGTGACTTGGTCAGTACGGGACGAGACTCTCCACGTTGAGGGGATGTCACAGCTATTCCGAACTTTTGTTAAAGAAAATCCTGAACTATGGAATGACGATCTAAAGTATGAAATATATTGTGCGGCTGAACGTGCGGTAGAACTAGAAGATGCTTTTATAGACTTATGCTTTCACGGTGCGGAAGTACCTGATTTAAGCGGAGAAGAGATAAAAGGATATATTCGGTATATAGCAGATCGTAGGCTCCTAGGGCTAGGATTGAAAAAGATATTTGGGAGTGAGCAAAACCCATTAGGATGGTTAGATTACATGCTAAACGGGGTCGAGCACACTAATTTCTTTGAGAACCGAGCAACTGAGTACTCTCGTGCAAGTACAACAGGTAATTGGCAGGATATATTTAAATGAACGAAAACATAAAGTTAGACTTAACTTTGGAGGAAGTGAATGTCGTTCTGAACGCTTTAGGTGAACTTGCAGCTAAAGTTAGTATGCCCGTTATTCAGAAAATCCAAGAACAGGCTCAACCTCAGGTAACCCCTGAGCCTATACCTGCGGAGGAAAATGAATGATTCAAAAAATAATAATAATATTATTACTCTTACTACCCACTACAGCTATATCTGCAGAGCATTTTAGTGGAATGATCGGTGTACATTCAGATTATGTATGGCGCGGATACTCTCAAAATGACGGAGAAGTAGCTCTTAGTGCAGGAGTAGGAGTAGCATTAGGTGGATTCACTTTAGCAGCTTGGGCATCTCAAGTAGATTTTAATGATGATGCTAAGTATGAGTATGATTTAGTTGCAGGATACGATTATTGGGTAAATGATAATTTTAAACTGTCTGGAGGTTATATTCGTTATGCGTGGGATGAAGTCTATGATACTATAGAAGAAGCATATGTAGGATTTAGTACATATGGTGTAAGTTTAACTTATTATCAAGATATTGATAATTCTGATTTAGATTTCGTAAATGCTATAGTGGAAATACCTTTTATTAAAGAGTTTGACGTCTCATTAGAGTACGGAAAAGCAACCGGTTTTGACAACTATAAAGCCATCAATATCTCGAAAGAGCTTGGTGATTGGACAGTTGGGGGACAGATCGGTAGTGAGGAATCCACAATAGGAATAGTGTGGAATTTTTAAAGAAAAAGGGGCGAAAGCCCCTTTATTTTAATTTGGACAAGTTACTACAGTACCAAACCCAATAATACTGGGATTAGCCGCATTTACACAATTCACCCCAGGAATCCAGATTTTACCACCATTATTTATTCCATTAGTTAAATAAAGGAAATTTTGATCACTAGTATCAAATCCCTCATTTATTAGAGTATTTGTATTAGTAAATTGACTAGTAATCAAATTCTCCAAAGAAGTGAAATTATCTGTATAGCTTGGAAAACTTATATTATTGATTGCTGTTAGAATATCCGAAGAAGCAACACCCTCAGTAGCATTAGTAGTTAATCCCGCCAACCCTAACTGTACCGTCTGTGCTCCTGCTGTATTCATCGCATCAAATGCATTATTACTAACATTTGTAACTGCTCCTAATCCACCTAGTCCTAGGTTGGTCATATTCGTAGAAGTAGTACCCAACATGCCATATAACTGTTCAGTATTTGCTTGATCAGCCTTTATATTTTCAAGTTGTGTATCTCTACTATACCTTGCCATGGTCTTGGTAGCGTCATTAGACAGCCACATTGAACCCAGTGAAGCCACGGGTCCTGCTAGTATTTGTGCCCACTGTAGTGCTTCCGATTTTTGTGCTTGAGGAATTATAGGAGCTTGGTTCGTCATAGCTAAAGCCATTACTGCTGCTGTTGACGCTTCCCCTCCGTTCCCTGCAATTTGTCCTAGTGCATTATACCGAGCTTCCATAATTTTTGCTTGTGCGATAGCCGCGTTCTGCACAGCAGTATAATACTCGGTAGTTTGAGTGCTTGTACACCCGACCATGTAAGCACTAAGAAATAGTATGCCAATGGTCAATAGTTTTTTCATAAAAACCTCCTATATTATTGGGCTAAGCCCGGTTAAAGTTAGCCGTTTTTTATTCCATTACTGGTCTGGTGTTTGGAAAATCCGATGTACTAGGCCAGTCTCTTAATGTTGCACGATATGCAGCTATTTGTGTTTTCTTTGGATGGTCTGTAAGCAAAGATAGTGCGTCAGTTCTTTTAAGTTCTGCATCTCTCCACTGTCGTTCATCAATCTTCTTAAATTCAAGAAGTTCATCATCAGTCCAAGTAGGTGTAGCATCTTCATGCGTATACCCCTCACTTGTTGGAAAAGCTTCCTTAGCAAAAGCTAGTGTCCCAACAATAATATTACTTTTACCATCTTTTGTTATTTTCGTTTCTGCCATTTTAACTTCCTAGTTTTATGGGGAAAATAAGTACAAGTCCGTTCCCGCCTGCCCCACTCTTAGTTGCAGCACCGTACGCATAACAACCACCTCCGCCAGAACCCGCACAACCTCTTTGACCCATGGCTGTATGTTCACTTATACCCCCACCCCCTACAAAAGGGGAGGATTGTCCCCCATACATTACACTACTAATATACCAACCTCGCTTTCCTGAATCTCTAAGATCTCCTGTATGTTTAACTCTACCATAATTGTAATCATTATCTACAGTATTACCAAAACTAGACTCTGTAGTAAAAACACTATTAAAAGGCGGTACCGTTGGATACCCAGTAATATGCTCAGTAATGCCATTATAATGGACGGCCGGTGATAGATCGCCTTTTTCTACATTTACTTGTCCTCCCGACCCTGCTCCAGTCTGATAACCTGTGACAGCATCTGGAGCATCATTTCCGGTTTGCCATAAACCAACCGCTCCTCCACCGCCACCTACATAAGCCGCGGTAGTAGTATTAGTAGACGAGAACTCGCCTCCCTTACCGCCAGTAAAATTACCAAGAGTACCTCCAGTTGCAGTCCCTCCTGCAGCTCCCGTGGCATAAGTAGCATTATTAACCGCTCTCACTATACCGCCGACACCTCCGTTTGCAGTCATTGTACTAATTCCGGAACCTGAAAAAGTGGTTGTTCCTCCCGTAGCTCCTACTGTTGTTGTGCTACTTGCGACGGCAGCCGCACCTCCTGCCCCTATTGCAATGGTATAAGTTGTACCCGATGAAAGGTCTAATTTGCTTACTGCACAGCCTCCCGCGCCTCCACCACTGGCGCCTCCAACAGTGTTATTAGTTGCTCCGCCGGAACCTCCTCCACCAATTACATAAACATAAGCTGTTAAATCATATGAAGGTACCCAAGTTCTAGAAGTAAGAAAACTTATAGTAGGTAATTCGCCTCCTCCGCCTGATGCTGCTGCTCCTAATACTGCCATAATTAAATCTCGAACCAACCAATAGTGCCATCCACATATACTAGCTGTACACTATTGCCTTGAGGTAAACTACCATCTTCTGTTGCTGAATTGATTTTTTGACTACTAGTACGTGCTAAGGTTACTGTAGCTGATCCAGCATTACAAATAGTTATTGAGTCTCCTGCTGAACCCGAAGGTAGAGTATGAGTTCTAGCAGTAGTATCATTACATACATATTGTCCTTTAGCGGCTAAAGTAGTAGGAGTAGTTGTAAGAATAGTCCAATCACTGTAAGCCCCTCCTACTGTAGCCCAAGTCAAGCCACCAGTATTGCCGGACTGCTTTGTTAAAACCTGCCCATTAGATCCAGCATTGCTAATTTGTATTCTAGCCTCATCTACTGCATCATCCGCTATAGCTGCTTGTACTACTGCGTCATCAGCTACTAAAGCACTTGTTATAGCATCATCAGCTACAGCGGCAGTAGTAACTTGATCATCAGCAATTCCATGAGAAGTACTTGCTAAATTAGCTAGTCTCCTAGCTTTTGAATATGCCACTTAGGGCTCCTCTGGCCAATTCTGTGCACCCATTACAGTTGCTAATGCATCCACATCTCCGGCTCCTGCTATCGCTGACTCTAATCTTGTACACTCAGTAATTACTGCTGCTCGAT